CATGGCATATGGGTACTCCATGCCATTACCCAGACCTTTAAAGAAACCGCCTATAAAGTCAGTGCCACGGTACTGCCCACCGATAAATTGGTCTGCCCGATACGACTGCGCTTGGTTAGGGGTAAGAGAATCTAACTGTGCAAAGTAAATACCCAACATCCGAATGAGTTGGGACATATAAGCCTGATCGTATTCGACAGGCGGCAGTGGTACTGGAGCGGCACGGAATTTCTCTAACGCCATGCTTATCTCTTACCGTCTGGTCTGCCATCAAGCCGTGGCGCACCCAACTGCCATTGCACATTTAAATCCTCAGATATGATCTTGAACCCCATCTGACGGGCACGGGCACGAATAAACACCTGTTCGGTGTACTGCTCAATCGGCACCGTGGTTGACCGCTCTACATCTGGCTCATTGGTGTTACTGTAATTAGACCCGGGGAAGTTACGTGGTCTCATGGTCATTATGACTTTAGGAGCCGTTGCAGTAGACCCGTTAAAATCAACGTCAGGGATAATCCGTTTAATAAGTACAAATTGATCCCCGTCTTGAAGATCAAAGTCGTTGGTCGTGATAAACGAAGTCATTGGCAAGGTGTCGTCGTTTAAACCCTGCTCATGGTTATAGACATAGTTACCACCCACAGCCTGCGGGTACTGACGGGAAGGGCTGTCTAACCAAGCAGTACGGTTAATGTTGCCGTAATACCAAATACGCTCAAGGTAGTTATAGATCACATAACGGTCATTGGTTTGAGCAGAAGCGCTTGGGTAGAACCACCAGACCTCATGCCACTGCTCATTCGTTCCGCAAACTATTTGCTCAATTTGATCGTAGTTAAGGTCTTGGAACACATAGTTACGCAAGGTGCAAGGCAGCGTCTCAACTCGGCCTGAGTAGGCATAGAACTTATCCTGCCCCATCCAGTAGGTTACGTTATTAGCAGATATACAAGACCTTGGCGATATGATGGAGATGTTGTCTGCGTATTCTTGTAAGGAGAACACATCGGTAGTGCCGGTGAACTGAAGGGTGTACAGGTGTGAGTCTGTCCAAACTAAGATTTCTTGGCGGGTGGGTAGCGCCCGTACAATCCTTGATCCACGAGATACTCTAGTAAAGCCTGCCGAATTAGTCGGGGCCGGAGTCCAGTTTGTAGGCTCGTCCTGATTAGCCCACCTAATAAGAAGGGGATCAAAACTACCACCGCCATAAGGAGTACAACCAAAGGCAAGAAGATGCTTGTCATTTTGGGATACAAGAACTTGAGTCGCTTCAGTTGGGACATCTGTTGCTCCTGCTAGTGAGGAAAGAAGAACTGCTCTTGTGTTAAAAGATCCAGTGTATTCCCAGTAATAAATAGCGCCGTCACGTATATTGGCGACTATATCGTTGTCAAAGTTATCTATAAACCAATCTTGTTGGAATATTTTAATTGGCACTAATGAACTTGTACCCCAAGCACCAGCACCCCAAGCACCAGCACCCCAACCATAACCATAGGTGGTTGTTGCAGGGCCAACGTCAATCTCAAAGGAAACAACAATCGCCGTACCTCCGCCTGTGCCTGAACTTGTAGCGGGAGTGGTTACCAAAATCGTGAAAGTGTCGGCTGTCGGTGCAGTTAGTATTTCGTGATTTGTATTTAACTCTGATGCTGGGATTCCTCTTGTAGCCACAGCACCTGAGATCTGTACATAGTTACCCACAACCGCCGTACAACCAGTAATCGTAATCGTGACTGTTGTAGAACCATTAACCGTGGTAAAGCAGTTATCAGTAGCCGTGGTTGTATAGGTTGGATTTGACGCTCTGAGCGGGGTAATATTTACAAGGTTTTGACCGATATCTAAGTACAGTTTTGCGTTTGTACCTAGTACTTGAATGTTGTCAGAAAAACTTGTGATGTAGTTATACATCTGACGGCAAGTGCCAATCAGTGTAAACATCCCGTAGCGCAGCCAGCCGCCAATCTTCTGAGGAAAACTTGACCGAAAGCGGATCTTGTCGCACTCATAATAGCCACCCTCACCAGCGTAGTTAGTCTGGTCTCGGTTAACTCCGGGTTTAAATTGAAGGCGTGATAAAGCCATTTAAGCAACCAATCCGTTTAAATACACCGTTTTACCATCTTTCTTGGTAGCCGTTAAGTTCTGTTTCTTGAGGTTAGCCGGATCGTAGGAGACGTGAACCCAGCCCGAATCAGGCACTCCGGGGGTGTAGAACTCAAGGATCAACTGGGTGTAATCAAGGTTGTCCATAATCCACACGGCTAGATCTGCGTTGGCAATACCGGGAATCTCAATGTCAGCGGCTTGTCCTTTACAATGGTCGGACGTTTTGGAGCCTCCCACCTTTGCATTAACTTCGGGATGGCGGAAGCCTGAGTTGACCTTGACTCCGGTTTGGAAGTGGTCTCGGACAGGCTGGAGTACCTTTTCGCAGAGTGTTTTAAGATTAGCAATTTCAACCTCCCCGGGTGTGTTATCCATGTCGTGCCTAAGAGCCGTCTCGCTCTTGATCAATTCCTCAAGCGTAAAGTTAGCGGTCAGGTTCATTTCTTCTTATCCATAATCTCATCAAGTTGCTGGGATTTCTCCTTGGAGCCAGCCGAGGAACCAAAGTAATACCCAAGCACCATCGTCATAGCCGAGGTTAACGCACCCAGCACGTAGATCAGGATGTCCTTGGACTGACTGTTAACCTCAACAAATATGATGACCAAGAACAGAATAAAGGTCAGCGATACCGTGCCCAAGGCCAGAATGGGGGTCACAATCTTATTTATAGTCGGCGCAAACTCACTTGTGGCAATCTCAATCTCCCGCTTACGGGCTGAGTCCATTTCTTTGACGTGCGCCTCAAGTTCAGCCAGTTGACCTTTTTGGGCCATCTCCATGAGGGTGGCTTGTGCTTTGGCTTTGGCTTCTGGGTCGGGCAGAACCTTGTCTAAAACCTTTTCGCCAATAGATAGCAGTGCGGCTATTGGTAACATTACAGGTGCCCTTTCATGATGTAATAAATAGTGACAACCAGAAACGCCAGCATCACACAAATAATCTGCAACTCACGTAACTTCGCTACATCCCTGCCCAGTGCATCTTTACTTTTGGCATGACGGGCAATCATGTCTTCTTTAATCTTCTTGACCTTCTCGAACTCTTCCTCACCCTTGAAGTGCCCAAACTGCTGGATCAGAAAGTCCTTTACTTCCAACTCCATGCGGCGTATTTGGTCTAGCCTGCGCCACTCCGCCATAGCGGTCATGATTGTTATTTCACCTACTTGGCTCTTGCGTACTGCTTTAAAGGCATGACGGGCTTTGACCTCCGCCATTCCAAAGTTTTGTATTGACTCAACTGCTGAACTTATCTCCTTGCCAGACTGAATAGCAGATTTAATGCTTTTGGTCGCCGCCTTTGCGGTACCGATAATTGGGTCTAAATCTGACAAAATTCATTCCCCTGTCCCTAACACTCGGCCTTTATCATGTCCATGATCTCATCGAAACTTTCAGCCACCTCCCAAGAGTTGCCGTTCATGCCATAGCAGACACGAACCTCTGTACCATCTTCTTGGGTGTGCTGGAAGATTGACGCAATCAGGTCTGTGTTGATAATCAGACCCTCACCGATGCGGCCTTTTGCGGCGTTAGTTAGTTTGATAAGTTTCACGCTATCTCCACCCAAGAGGTTGTGGCCTCATCCCATGAGTAACGCTTGGGGTTTTCTTCTGTGCCGACATCCGTTGGGTACGGTACTGGCGATTCCCACAGGCAAGTGGTTTCGTTTAGCAACCAAGATGGATATGGCTTGGGAGGAATGAACGCATCACGCCCCGCATCGTAGGTGTAGCCTAGTCCCGCATAGTTCTTACGGAACGGGGTTCCACCTAGCGCATGAACGCCACCGTGGGTGTTGTACGAAGTCTGCTTATAGACATCGCCTGTACGGGCAGAGAGTTCTGCCTCTTTGCCGTTGTCCTCGTCACGACCAACCGTGACAAAAATAACGACATTGTTTGCATCTAATTTGGCAAAGTGCGCCATTTAATTCTCCTTATGAAAAAATTACAAACTCAGATGTTGTTGAAGTGGCAGTTACCGTGTAGATCTTATACCCAGATACAGCGGTAGACAGGCTTGAGGTTACACCACTTGAGAAGTTTGCTGTACGGGTATCGGGGATTTTAATGATGACTACGCCTGAGCCACCAGCACCGCCTTGACTTGGGGCTGTTTGACGGCTGCCCCCGCCTCCACCACCGCCTGTGTTAGCGGTTCCGGAAGTTGCTGGTGAAGTTGCCCCAGATCCAGCACCGCCGCCACCAGAACCACCCGCACCACCCGTACCGCCGGTAGTTTCTGTTCCACCACCACCACCCCCTGCTCTAGTTACGGATGAACCAGTAATACTTGAGGCGGTACCGGCGCCACCAGCGCCACCGACATCACTACTGGGGCCGTTTGCTCCTACCGCACTAGCACCTCCACCCCCACCTCCAGAAACGCTTCCAGAGGAATTTCGCAAACCGCCGTTATTTCCTTGAGATGGACTTGTGCTTGGTGTATTACCAGCACCACCCGCAGCAGCAGAACCGGAACCGCCACCAGACCCTCCATCATTGGGAGCGTAAGTGATTGAACCATTATATCCACCCCCACGTCCACCACCCGTAGAAGTAATAGATGAGAAAACACTATTATTGCCGTTTGTTGCCGTGACTGTGCCAGTGATATTTCCTGCTACGCCACCGCCACCAACCGTCACCGTATAAACATTTCTCGTAGAAAGTGATTGCGAAGTAAGTTCTCTATAACCGCCAGCACCCCCTCCACCACCGGCTCCGGAAGCGCCACCCCCGCCGCCAGCAATTACAAGATAATCAGCACTAAACTCAACAACTGGAGCCTCTATTAGTGTCACTACTTCTGAGGTTGTGGATGTAGCAGTAACCGTATAGACACGATAACCACCGCTTGCGCTACCACCGCTAAAGGTTACTCCAGATGAGAACGCAGCCGTGTAAGTGTCAGGAATCTTAATGATGACCACGCCTGAACCGCCTGCGCCTCCATTTCCGGTAGAGCCTTTTCCTCCACCTCCCCCACCGGTGTTAGCGGTTCCGTTAGCGCCTGTGTTTGCTCCCGTTCCGCCGCCAGCAGTTGCAGTTCCGCCGCCACCCGCCGCAGTACCACCGCCACCGCCACCACCTCGTGCAACAGAATCAATACTACTTGTTAATCCTGCGCCGCCAGTTCCGCCATTTCCTAATGTAAAAGTTCCCCCTACCCCACCAGCACCGCCCCCGCCACCGCCAGCATCATTGGTTGTGCCGCCGTTTGGCCCTCCCGCACCCCCGTTGTATCCTTGATTCGCAGTTCCAGAACCAGCAGCGCCACTTCTGTATCCACCTCCACCACCTGAACCTCCGGTTGCTCCTGTGTTCCAGTTTGCTCCACCTCCACCTCCGGTAGAAGTTATGGTGTTAAATACCGAGTTTGAACCGTTTGTTCCTGTATTTGCTATTGCTGCATCTGCTGCACCAGCACCGCCACCTCCAACAGTAACCGTGTAAGCGGTTCCAATGTTAAGAAATAATGATGATTCAGCAGACGCACCGCCACCAGATGTTCCAACACTTGTGCGATACCCACCCGCACCGCCACCGCCACCTCCACGCTGATTGTGAGTTGCGCCTCCACCACCACCAGCCACTACCAAGTAATCCGTAGTAACCGTTGCCGGTGTAGCCGCAGAGAATGTGACCGTCTCGCTGGTCGTACTTGTAGCCGTGACTGAGTAAATCAGGTCTGTGCTTGTAGACGATACAGAAAAGGCAACCCCAGCAGAGAATGTCGCACGGAAGGCATTGGGGATTTTGAAAATAACTACGCCTGAACCACCGCTTCCACCGACATAAGTCAGATCTAGTCCAGCACCTCCACCACCGCCGCCAGTATTAACGGTTCCGCTGGAACCTGACGCAGTAGAGCCACCATTACCACCACCGCCCGTTCCAGAGCCAGCAGTTCCAGAGCCAACGCAACCACCGCCTCCACCCCCTGCTCGTGTAACAGATGAACCCGTGATAGATGAGGCCGTTCCAGCGCCACCTGCTCCACCTACGCTACCACTTCCGTTTCCTCCAACACCACCGGAGCCACCACCACCGCCAGCCCCATAAGCGTTTGCAGAAGCAGAACCAGCACCTCCATTATTACCCTGTGACGGGCTTGTGGATGGAGTGTTGCCAGAGCCAGCGGTGATTGTTGTCCAAGTACCACCACCACCAGAACCACCAGAATTAGAAGTTCCTGATGATGAGTTGTAATTTCTAGCGGCTCCACCACCAGTTGACGTTATGGTTGAAAATACAGAATTACTACCGTTTGTTCCTATTGCACCAAGACCACTAGCCGCAGCGGCACCGCCAGCACCAACCGTTACTGTATAAGATGTTCCTAATGCAACCGTGGTTGTAGAAGATGTACGGTATCCACCCGCACCACCACCGCCATTACCAATGTTTCCAGTATTTCCACTAGCGCCACCGCCACCACCGGCAACCACTAACAGGTCAGTAACAGTAAACGCTCTTGCAAACGTCACAGTCTCACTTGTCGTGCTAGTCGCAGTCACAGAGTAGATGTTGAATCCACCAGAAGTAGACAGAGATGAAGTTACGCCACCAGAGAATGTCGCAGTTACGTTGTCAGGTACTTTGATAATGACAATGCCAGAGCCGCCAGCCGCACCATTGTTATTTCTTTCGTCACCACCACCCCCGCCGCCTCTGTTAGCGGTTCCAGCGGTTGGGGATGTAGAAGAAGTTCCACCATTTCCACCGCCTCCAGCACCGCCAGTACCTCCAGTACCTTGTGTCGGAAACGAACCACCACCCCCGCCACCAGCGTAAGTTACGGAAGAACCTGTAATACTAGAAGCAGTTCCAGCGCCGCCATTACCGCCGTTGTCATTTGAGCCATTACTTCCAGCGGCACTTGCTCCACCGCCCCCAGCACCAGCATTATTTGGGTTAGCAGCACTAGAACCATTACCGCCATTATTACCTTGAGATGGACTTGTGCTAGGAGTGTTACCTGTGCCACCAATACCGCTTATGCCAGTAGATGCCGAACCACCACCACCGGAACCACCATTGTTTCCATTGTAATCTGAGCCACTTCCTGCACCGCAACCACCTCCACCGCCACCAGCAGATGTAATGGTTGAAAACACAGAATCACTTCCAGTTCCACCTTTGGTTGTTGTAGTTCCACCTGACCCACCAGCGCCAACAGTTACGGTGTAAGCAATTCCAAACGAAAATTGTGATGCTGACGCAGTTCTATATCCACCCGCACCCCCGCCACCACCTCGCTCAGAAGCACCTCCACCGCCACCAGCAACAACAAGATACTCAACGCCAACGCCAGCAAGAATAGTAACAGTCTCGCTAGTAGTAGATGTAGCCGTTACTGTGTATATGTTGTATCCAGCAACCGCTGTTGATAAAGTTGAAGTTACACCAGATGAGAATGAGGCATAGTGCGTAGATGGGATTTTGATGATTACGACACCGGAGCCGCCTGCGCCACCGTTTTGAATGTTGGTGCTTCCAGAAGATGCGTTTTGACCACCGCCACCACCACCGCCGCCTGTATTAGCAGTACCCGCAGTACCAGCACCGGTTAATCCACCAGCACCACCGCCTCCAGTTCCACCTCCACCGGCAGCACCGGTTAAACGTGAACCGCCGCCTCCACCACCGGCTCTTGTTACTGAGGAGCCTGTAATAGATGACGCAGTACCATCACCACCTTCGCCGTTACCATCTGTGTTTCCGGCCTCTGAAGCACCACCACCGCCACCACCATAAGTGCCAGCGTCACTACCATTTCCACCATTGAACCCCTGTGCCGGAGATGTTGACGGAGTGTTTCCTGTGCCACCAGCGCCATCTAAGTTTCGTGCGCCACCACCACCTGAGCCACCACTAGCACCACCATTTGAACCAGAAGAACCACCTCCACCGCCACCGGCAGAAGTGTCTGCACTAAATACAGAATTACTTCCTGTGCCGCCCTTGGTGTTTGTGTCTGATGAACTACCAGCAGCACCGCCAGCACCTACTGTTACGGTATATGCAGTACCAATTGCCAAAGATTGTGATGTGAATGAGCGATAACCTCCAGCGCCACCTCCACCACCTCCACCGCCACCAACGCCACCCCCTCCACCACCCGCTACTACTAGGTAGTCAGCAAGGATAGTAGGCGCACCCTGCCCTGCAAGAAGAATCTGAAAGATGCCGGTCATTTATGACACGTTCCCTGTGATAACGCAGACAGTCGAGGAGATAAACAGTACCGTACACACACCACGGGTAGCCAAGGTAACAGATGCTTTGTCGGAATCTGTGCCAGCGATATAAGCCGTGGTAATCGAGCAGGTAATAGTAACCCCCGAAGCTGTGTTGTTAAAGATAGATATTACATCACCTTCGGCAAAAGTTGCATCAGGAATTGTAATAGACCCGCCTGAACCTACCTGGACATACTCGCCAACATCTGTGGTGGCAAGCGTGTAAGAACCTGTCTTAGTTCCTACCGGGGGAATATTTCTATAACCTAAAGTTGAAGTTATATCAGGCAAGGTTACAGTTATGTCCGCAGCCAAAGCCGCAGGGGCTGTTAACAGAGCCTTGTTCGTGCCGTTGTCCGTGTCTTCGTAGAAGTTAATACCACCGGCGTTTGAAGATGTACCAGAGACCTCTACCCGACCCGTACCGTTAGGTGCAAGAACAATGTTCCCGTTAGCGGCATCTTGGATCGTAATTGAACTGGAGTTTGATCCGGCGTTGGTATTGAGAATTAGGTCGCCTGTGCCGTTAGTCGTCAGCGTGGCGTTAGCGTTTGAATCTCCTAGCCGAACTGTATCAGCATCAAGTTGAACATCACCTGTCCCATTAGGAGCAATGACAATATTACCGTTGGTATCGGTAGAAGACAGGGTATTTCCATCTAAACGCAGGTTGTCTACGTTAAATATGGGGGCATAAGTGCCTAGTAATACATAGTCTGTCCCGTTAAATACGACCGTGCCAGAGGTGCCTATGGGGAATGTAACCCCGGTCTGACCTGCGGCCTTGACTGTCAGAGTATATGTTGAGTCTGCGTTGACCACTCGATACGCCCGGTTTGAACTTGGAGCCGTGATCGTGGAGTTAGCCGCCAAGGAAGATACGTAGAGCGTTGCGTACTGGGCACTTCCGGCAACGATGTTGGTTGCACCAGAATCACCCTCTGTCGTAGAAATAGTCAATGCCCCAGCGGTAAAGTCAGTGCTTGTTAAGGCCGTTCGGCCTGCAATAGAAATATCAAGATATTGGGTTAACCCGTTATTGGTTATATCTCCCCAAACGCCAGACTCAGTTCCAGTTGTAATAATTGGAAGATCTAGAAGGGCTGTGCGAGTAATTGCCATTTAATGCTCCTATGCCGCTATTGCGACCCAATTCGGTGTTTGTGAATCATTTATATCACTCCACCCCGGTGTTTGTGCGTCGTTTACAGGTATCCAGTTTGGATTTACAACTACTGAAACGCCACCTACTAAAGTTAACTGCCCTCTTGCTGGGGTAATCACTCTGGATTGTGCTATTCCCGGTGCTGCCCCAACAAGACTTAAATTCACTACGCCCGGAGTCTTTACTGCTGAATTAACAATTACGGACGGCGCTGATCCTATAATTGCTGCCCCACCAGTGGGCGTTATAACCTGCGATGTTGCTACTGTCGGAGCATTTGCGGCTATTGTTACCGCTCCCGCTACCGGGAATATATCAATATTCCTAAATACAACTACAGGGAAACCTACAACATTAACACTACCTACTGCTGGCGTAACCCGAATATCTGTTTTAACTACCGGCGCTACTCCTGCTAATACTGCCGCTCCCACTTGGGGAGTAATTACCGTTCCACCAACTACAACACTTGGAGCAGACCCAACTAAAACTGCACCGCCAGACGGAGTAATAATCTCATCTTGAATCAATGATGGAGCGTGTCCAGTTAAGACTACTGCTCCAACGCCCGGTGTTACATTTTTCTGCTCAATAACTGTGGGTGCTGCGCCTGCTAAAACAACCGCCCCAACTGCTGGGGTAATAAAGAAAGCAGTCCTAACTTCTGGTGCTATACCTGCTACTAATACTGCGCCAACATCTGGTGTGACTATTCGTTGGCTAATTACAATACTGGGCGCTGATCCAACAAGAACTGCCCCGCCGTTTGGCGTAACAATTGAATCTAAAACTACTGTTGGTGCTACACCCGCTAAACTTAAACTTCCAACTGCTGGGGTAATCTGTGTATCTAAAACACTATTTGGTGCAACTCCTGCTAGAGTCAACGATCCCGTATTGGGAACGACTACGAATCCGCCCCATTCTCCGGCACCCCAAGCACCAATCCCCCAAGCCATATCAGGTCAGGGTAAAAACACCTGTCGCAGCAGGAAGAATCGTCAGTGTATTGGGCGAAGTTACCGTGAACTGTGTAGTTGACAATTGGCAGAAGCACAGAAGTTTGCCTGCACCAGCACCAGTTGAGTTACGAATCACAGCGTACTTAACGTCAGTCAACGAAGCGCCGGAAGCCGTAAATGTCAGACCCACTGTCGAGTAAGTGAACTTCTGCTGTTTTGCCGAAGCACCAACAGTCCATTGACCCGTTGCCGGAACAAGGTTCTTGCCGCCTGTCGTGTACCCACCGGTAGCCGAGATCTCATTGGTGATCGAAGCATAAGTACTTAGGGTAAACGTCGAGGTGTTACTAGCAGAACGAGCCAATAACATTTTAAATACACCAGCACCTAAAGTAATCGTGCCATTACCGATATACTTTTTGGCGCTGTTATAGAGTTGCCATGCAGATGCAGCCATTTTAAATCTCCTTTAAATCAGCGCACGAAGCGCCAGTTTCTAAAATATGACGGAGTAACCCGCCACGAACATCTAACTCGATCTCGTCACCTAACATCTTGATCAAGTCAACGAACTCCTGAGCCTGAGAAACCATCCAAGGATGACATTGGAAAATTTTGCCTCCAACATTAACCGGGACTATAGGCTGACCATCATTTTCTTTCTGTTCGTAGGCATGGTGCTTATCGCCGTCCAAGCATGAATCACAACCAAAAATATGGAATCGTTTAAACCCTAGCATTCTAAACAAAGGGATAGCCCTTAACAAGACTGTAGAGCCACCGGGTACTGGGAACCAACGTTGATATTGGTTTGCCAGAATCTCGTTGATCATGTCCGCACTGGTGTGCCAGATGTAAGTCTGCTCTTTAGGAACCTTGGCAAATACCGAAGGATCACACTGGGAGGCAATAAAGTACTTGCACTCAGGAATGATGGGTTCTACAAACCGGCTATTAAACTCCCGGGCATCTACCATGACCATCGCTGAGGGCTTGATTCCGTGGTCGATACAGAACTTATAGGCGTTATTGATGGTAACGAGTTTGACCCCGTCTTCACGCAGTTTGCGGATTTCCTCAATATTCTCAGCCAAGGATGGGCCACCGCCCACAATCATTACCTCTACGTCGTTCGTGGGGTAGGGCTGAACCTGCTGGAATCCCAAGGTAATATTGGCCTTGACGTTCTCTTTGACCTTTTCCTCAGTCGTATTCAGAACGCCCCTATCAACAAATTCCTTGCCGGACATCCATGCTGAAACATAAAAGTATGCGTAGCCATCGGCCTCTTTTGACCAGTGGATCAGGCATTTGCGCTCGTTGAACTTATTGAGCCACCACTCATAGGGGTGGACGCTCAGGTGTAGCCTGTGGCCTACGATCTTGCCCATCTCATCGTCTTGGGTGCTGATCTGGAAAAATACGTGCTGGCAAGCGTCTAGGCAGTTATCCAAGACACGGTCTACGTGATGGGGGCGGATATGCTCCATAACATCCGTACAAAAGCCATATGCCGCCTTGATGTCCAAGGGCTGGGATAGGTCGTGCTCCTTAAACCGCAGGGCGTGGCTCTGGGTCTCAAGCATGGGGCGGATGTCAGGGTCTAAGCAGTTATCCGCAAAGTCCACCATCGTTACGTCTAACCCGCCAAAGAAGGCTAGGTTCAAAGCCCCACGGCCTGTGCCACAGCCAAGGTCGATAACAGAAGCACCACGGGGAGGTTTGGCCTGAGACATAAAATCAAACGCAGCACCCTCACCCGGGGCTACGGCTCGGTACTCAGGCTTCTCCCACATCATGCGGTACAGGTCTTTCTCCAAAGGACGGACACTACTGACCGTAACTACGGGAGGTTTGCCTATAACGCCTGCTAGTGCTGTGCTCATCTTTATCCTTAATTTAATCGTATGAGGGCTGAACTTGAATCGTTAGTAGGGAACTGCACGGTGAATGTTGTAACAGAAGTCTTATCCGAACCGAAGTCCAGAACGCAGATAGCCGTGCCACCATCCTTGTAAATCAACGCACCACGGGCTGTAATAGCCGCCGTCCAAGATGTATCGGCAAAATCTACGTAGGCTATGCCATCTGTCCCAAGTGTGACTGAAGGGGTCAGGGTATTTCCCGTAGCCGTATAACCTGTCGTTACCACTTCCCCTGCCGAAGTATAAGCCGTAGTCGAAGCATTTAGGGTTGCCGTGTTGTCGTATAGGGCTATCTTGATGGTGTCCACCAAGAAGTCCACATCTCCCTTAAACAGGGCTTCCTTGAAAGAGTTACAGGTGAAGTTGCCTTGGAATGCCATTATTTCACCGGATACCTTACCTGACCTGAACGATACATATCTTGACGATCTTTACCATCGCCAAGTTGTTTAGCCATTACAAAGGCTTCGTTGTACCGCTCCATGTAGTTTTTCACCGTATCTGGCTCAGATTTCATAAATGACGCCGCTTCAAGCAAGGAGCCGTAAAGCAACAGAGAATCAAGATTTGTACCAAGCCAAGATGTACCAGCCGTGGTAATCGAGGTTGGGTAGTAAAAATAATGCAACTCCATGCTGTAAGAAGCATCTGGAGTCGGCCCAAGAATAAAAGTGTTATCGTCAAATATGGCGTAATGCGTCGGAGCACCAGAGACAGCCGGGAACGGGAAAGCCTCACGAATGAAGTTCACATCCTTATTTAGCAGGTACTCATAACTCCCGTCAGCGTTAATCCTTGCAAGAGAAAACGTAGCCAGCCAATCCACCGGGGTAGCCAAGTACTTATTGCTTGCCGTGGCATTACCCGTTACGTTTTTCCGTAGGGCTGGAAACTGGATGGAGTTATAAATCCGCTGTTCAGCCTGCTGCACAAACCGAGCAATCTGCTCTGCGGACGTAAGGCCACCCGCTCCCACAGCCTGTGGGAAGTCGTTTTCACAGTAAGCCTTAATCGAGGCGGTCAGTTCAGTGTAGTTCATTAGCCCATCTTCTTGCTATTACCGGTGCCTTTAGTCGCCGCCCCAGTACCACGAGTTTTCTGAGTTTGCGTATTAGGTACATTATTTGGGTACCCGTTATTATTGGGCACGATAGGTATTTGTTTGACTGGCTTATCCATATTAGATCCCCATCTTACGAACCATTGACATAGGCTTCTTCTGATTGGCAACTTTTGCTAGGTTGCGGCCCATAGCCTTCATCTGCGCATTAGTTTTACCACCCTTAGCCAATTTCTTTACATTGGCATCTGGGTGAGCCTGAGCACCTTTTTTAGCCATGTGTTTCTTTAACACTTCTTTAAGACTCATTTTAAACTCCTTAAGTAGTTGCTACTGTTACGGTTCCGAGCGATATGCTCAAAACCAGATTATTTGGAGTAAGTCCCGCATCATTAGCCCTTGAGCCGCCAACAGGATTCCATCCCCATTGAATGATTCTACTTCCTCCGGAGGGTAATCCGAAAGCATCTTCATTATCGGGATCCGGCGGGTTTATGTAATCCACCTGTAGCCCTGTGTATCCCGCCTGTAAGTACGTCGTATCTTTTCTTGGATTCTGTAAAGCCTGCGGGTCGTAAACTGGGTACATCCCCAACTGCAACTGGGGTTGGTCTGGTTCCCAACAGGTAGGGCAAACAAGAAGATTGATGTTTTTCGTCTTGATGACGATTTTCTTCAATTGCTTCAGTTTGTACTGAAATCCGCATCTATCGCACTCCGCTATCGCTTTTTTGCCAGAGGCAAACTTTGGGCCAGCCATTATTCACCTTAATAAAAATACTGCCGTGGAGATAGGCGTAACGATGCCTTCTCACGGTCTTCGCTAGAACCCAATAACCACTGTTCTTCGTAGGAAGCCTTCAGCATCTCGATCCTATTCATGGCATCAGGTATCTTTAAAGACAGGTAATAGGCCAATCCAGCCGCCATACAGGGGATCATGCGAAAAGGTATGTCCTCGGTATTAATACCGTTGCCAGCATCTTGGATACGGCGCAAACGCCAGTAAACAAAGGAATAGAAGTTAGATTGATCTGGAGCAGGCCAGACACAGATGTTTGGCAGGTTCCGTACCGATACAGAAGCCCCATTTGCATGGGCTGCTGCCGTCGTATTTTCTACCCCACGAACACAGTTTTGTAGGGTATTCCCTGATATTTCGTTATATCCGATAGTCTCTGACCCGACTTTTATGAACCCAACATAGTTCAAACCCACTACAGAACTAAGCGTAATAGTCGTATCCGTAGACGTAACAGCACCATTTAAGGTAATGGTCGTAGCGTTCTCTGCCCCACTTTGGCGGTCAATCCAGACCTGAATCGGCCTACCTTGGGCGTTTTTATTAGGGATTGTGGCGTAGGTTGAAGACGAGATCCGGTTAATATTGATGTCCGTCTGAGGTATCCCAGACTGGGTACGCACCACCATGTCCATCAGATCAATGGTATCTACGGGCAGGGCATAAGTAATCTGAGCCTGATTTAGGGGGATGGAACCCTGCTCAATAGTCCACAGGTTAATGCCTCTGTTAGCCCACTCAATCGTCAAAAGGTTCAAGGAGCGACGAGCAGTGCGCATATCGTAGCCCGAGCGTAACTCAGTGCCACAACGCTCAAAAGCCTCTTCTACGAGGTTATTGAGGTCTAGGTTAAAGGTGGTCGTCCCAGTTGTGCTCATCCTATTTTCCTATGTGGAGCAACTTTTTTAGCCACTCTTTTAGGTTGAGGGACGAACTGCTTCCCCGCTGCTTTACCGGCTCGCTTGGCGCGGGTGGTCGCGGCGTACTCTTGCGGGGAGAGCGCTTTGATGGCGCTGCTTGGGAGGTATCTTTCCCCTGTAGCCTGCGATCCTTGCGTAGAAGGTTTGCCACTCTTAGTTCTCCACTTTTGTTGAGTCCATGCCTTTAGGGATTGTTGAGACTTTGCCAACCCACCGCCAGCCATCTTTTTCTTACGCCCAGCGCAATGTGCCTTCTCCGAAAAACCTTTTGGGTTATCGCAGTCAACAGATCTCTTGCGCTTATCCGACCATTTCACTTGTATCCGCCACCTGATTTCTTGTACTGCAAAGCCAGCATTTGTGCCTTACGGGCGCTCCATTGACCCGGAGCACCTCCCTTACCGCCAGCCTTAATACTTTCAAATAAACGCTTGCGCATGCCGGGTTTGGTGTAATTGCCAGCCTCGTTTACCTTAGACTCACCGCCTTTAGCAAACATCTTGACCTTATTCGGATCATCCTTACGGGTGATCGTCTTGGCCTTCGGCATTTTAGAGGGGCTGATAATCCCCATTCCCCGGCTTGGGCGCATTTAGCACTTACCACCGTAAGCCATTTTTACTACTTTACCTTTAGTCTTGCCCTTGGAAGCAACACCATCAGCAGACTTATGACCAGCAGCTAACCCGCCAGCCTTCATCTTTTTCATACCGGCTTCAGCCATCTCATGCTTGAGCATGGACTTAGGGGCGCCCTTTTTCTTCATAAAGGACACTTCCTTCTTCATCATTGCCTTTGACTCTTTCATAACTCCACCTTCCTTTTTAGTAAACTCTTTGCCTACGGACGTTGGTACGCCCACCTTTTTTGCAAACTTTGGGTTATTAGCCACCGCTTGCATAAACCGTTCTTGCTTGGCTGATACGGCTGGCATCAGACCATCTTTCCACGGGTCTTACCCCGTTGAGCAATTCCATCAGCGCGCTTAGAAGCAGATGATTTAATAACACCACCAGCCCGTTTTTTCTCAGGCGCAGATTTCTTAGCTACTTCTTCTCTGGTCTTACCTTTGTACTTATCTTCTTGGGTAAACCCAACAGCATCACCCATCTTGCTAACTTTCATAACAAGATCTTTAAGAACCCCATCCTTCATGTTCTCTTCTATATAAGTAGTGCGGCCTTCAATTCTTTTGTCGTCAGCCATGATTACACCATCCGCCCTTTAGTTTTACCGCGCATAGCAATCCCATCAGCACGCTTAGAAGCAGAAGAAATAGAGCCACCTTTTTTCATAGTAGGGATTTTGCCCCCACTACGTTTATAGCCCATCTTATTACGAACAGCTTCAGGTAATCTAGAAAGTCCTGTGTTATCTTCTGGAACGTCTTTTAGCATCACTTACCCCTTTGAAATAAGGCCATCAATTTTGATTTCAAGGCGGTTAAACCTTGTGTCAAAGTGTTCAACAAGTTGTGCAATTTCTGTTTTAGTAGCGTTTTCACGAGCCACCTCCACTCTAGCGTTGTTAACTTTATCTTCGAGATCTTTTAGTTTCTCGTTCTTTTCACGGGCAATAAACCCAACTACCGCTACAAAAGCAGTTAATAAGGCAGACCACCCAACTAAGAAAAACTGTTCCATATCAACACTTCCACGCCCGTAGGCTCTTATTGATACGGCTGTTTGGGTCATTAGCGGTTTTGGCGCTAGTTAACTTCTTTTTCATACCCGTCATACGGGCACAGAATGATTTTTTGCGCGAACCACCTTCGGGTTGCGGAGCCTTTAAGCCGGGCTTACCGGGATTAGCAGCGTTATACGATGCCCGCCCCTTAGCGTTTAGCCCACCTTTTGGGTTCTTACCCTCTTTGCGTTGCCAAGCAGGAGTCTTAGCCATTTGCAATCTTCTCGTCTTTAACAAGTCGTGGGTAGAAGGCTTCATTGCCATAGTCTCCCTCGTACTCTTGAACACCCATGTGACCTAGTTTGATTGTTGGGTCTACCCAAACCTGATAGCCAGCCTCACGGGCACGATCACAGAATAGGTAGTCTTCTCCAACGTAGGAGTTGTCTTTTACAGCAAAGTCAAAAAGTGCCGATAGCGTGCGCTGGGTCTTGTCATCCCAGTACTGCCATTGTGGGTTGTCTTTGACTAGATTCTCAATGACTTTACGCTTAATCATCATAAAGGCGGTAGCCACACGCTTGGCACGCACCAACCCCATGCCATTCATCGTGACGCCGTTATTGTCTTCATCCAGCGTAACAATATAGGTCTTTTCTGCCTTTCTGGCGCATGGGATACCAGCAGCAATATCAATGTTGTCTTCCGTAACCCAAGCCATCAACCGAATAATGTCTTCTGGCTGGAAGTTAATGTCCGCATCAATGAACATCAACTCCGTAGCATCGGACTCCAAAAAGTCTTGGACTAAAAGATTACGTGCCCGGGAAACTACCGAGCACCCACAAATACTTCCAATCGTGATATCAATCCCATGCTGTGGCGCCTGTTGGGCAAACCGCATCAAAGAGATTGCTTGCTTGAGTGAAACTTTGTGGTCGTAAGCAGGGATTCCAAAGAAGATCTTATGGCCTGCTAACGTGTAACCTTTTT